GAATTGAAGACCTATCTGACGAACTGGGTCAGTGCGAACGGAAGCCCGGCCTACGGGCCGCTGTTTCAGGCGGCGTTGGGAGCCGCGCCGGTATCGGCGACGCCTGGTGTGGTAAGTTCTGTGGCGGGCACGACACTGGTGTTTGCGGCGCCACACAATCTGAGTGCCGGTCAAGCAGTGGCTACGGCGATGGAAATGCGGTTTGTGATTGCCGTGACCGACCTGAACACGGTCCAGATTAGCGCCCCGTTTACCAGTGGGCCGCAGCCTGGGACCGCTCTGGCGACGGCCATCACCTACCTGCCGGCGACGGAATTGCCAAGCGTGACGCTGTACGACTATTGGAGCCCGGCCACCGCTACGCAGCGAGTGCTGGCAGGGGCTGCGGTTGACCAGATGACGATTGACGTCAATGGCGACTTTCACGAATTCAGCTTTAAAGGAATCGCGCAAGACGTGCAGGACAGCGACAGCTTCGCGGCGGGCAGCTATGAGCTGGAGAGTTATCCGGTGGAGCCGGCAATCACGAGCTTCGACTATTCGATTGTGCCGGGAAACCTGGGGCAAGCCTGGCTGGGCACGGCGCCAAACCAGTTTTTCACGGTGACGGCTGCGTCTATCGGCCTGAAGAACGATTTGGAGGCGCGTATGAACGAGTTTGGCTCCAGCGTGCCGCAGGCGATTGCGCCGGGCCGACGAAACGTAGCGGCGACGTTTTCGCTGTACAGTCAGGACGACAGCGCGACACAGGCGCTGTATGCGGCGGCACGACAGCAATCGCCGATCGGCGTGATGTTTCAGTTGGGAGACATTCAGGGACGAATGATGGGAGTGTACATGAGCAGCGTGGTACCGGTGGTGCCGCAATTTGACGATTCAAGAACACGTTTGCAGTGGAGCTTCCAGCCCTCACGAGCACAGGGGACGGTGGACAACGAAATCGCAGTGGCGTTTGCGTAGCCATGACATACGAGAGCGAGAAGGTGGTGGAATCGCAGGTGGCCGCCGGAGTGCGGTTTCGAGTGGCTCGGATGTCGTTCGGGCGACGCATGGAGCTGATGCGCGAGGTGCGGGAGCTGGCGCGGCGCAAAGAGTTTTTGGAGAATGGGCCGAGCGCGGAAGAACGGATGGACGCGGCGCTTCTGCAGGGGGAGATCGACAGGCTGTTCGTAAGGTGGGGTCTGCGGGCGGTGGAGGGGCTGCGTCTGGACGGAGAAGCGGCAACACCAGAGTTACTTGCGGACAGGGGCCCTGAGGGGCTGTTTCGGGAGGCGCTCGAAGCAGTAAAAGCGGAAGTGGGACTGACTCCGGACGAACGAAAAAACTGATTGCCGCCTTCCAGTTTTACCTGTCGAACCAGGCCGGGTGGAAGTGCGGAGCGTGCAGAAGATCCGGTCTGGAAAAGAAACGGCGATGCGGCTGGCTTCGCTCCGCAGGACCGCAGGACGGCGAGGCTCCGAGGGCGCAAGAAGCACGGCCCGTCTGGGCGCGTGGAGAATTGGTTCTGCACATTTGTCCGACGTGGTTTATTACGGCGGAAAGTGCGGAACTGGTGCAGGAGTTTTTTGTGCGAAAGCGACTGAGCGGGTTCGACCTATCCAGGTTGAGCGCCCGGCAGGTGGAAGCGTTCATCATTCTGGAGAACGCTTGGACAGCAGAGATAAACGATGGCCAGCACAACACAAGATGAACTGCTGAATGCGTTTCTGGCAGTGTCGGGAGACCAGTCCCGAAGCCTGGACGATACGATGCAAGCACTGACCAGCTACGGGGCGACGGGCGGCACTGCGGCGGCAAATTCGGGCGGTCAGAATGTGGAGGGCGGGCCGATCACCCAAACTTCGAGCGGCGGGGCCGGGAGCACGGTGGAGTCCGTTGCGACAAGCGTGCTCGCTTCGGGCTTCGGGATTGCGCCGCTCATCGGCGGACTGCTGGGGCTGTTCGGCGGCGGGTCGCCGAGTGCTTCGCCTCCTCTGCAATACCAGATGCCGGCGCCGATCTCATTCGTCAGCGCCGATACGGGGGGTGGTCTCACGGCGATGGACTACGACCAAGCTGGGCTACCGCGGCTATACGATCCGACCGCAGGCAACCAGCCAGGTTCCGCGGGGGCGCAGAGCAGCGGAGGTACGGTGCAAAGCGGATCGAGCACGCAAGCATCGACCGCGTCCTCGCCGCAAGTGACCGTCAGCGTCCAAGCGATGGACGCGCAGTCGTTCATGGACTACAGTGGGCAAATTGCGAACGCCGTGCGCAGCGCCATGCTCAACATGAGCTCGCTGAACGACGTCGTCAACGACTTGTGATATGGCAACCTTTCCAGAGTTGAAGACCGGAGCGATGGCGCAGTACCCAGCGCAGCGACGATTACAGTTTCAGAACCAGGCGCTACGGTTTCTAGACGGAAGCGAACAACGGTATCAGGACTCAGCCAGCGTGCTCCATCAATGGGTGATCCAACTCAGCCAACTGGACGAAGGTGAGATGGCGGCAATCGAGAACTTCTTTCTAGCCAATCAAGGGCGATTTTCGAGTTTCGCATTTACCGACCCGTGGGACGGCACGGCGTATCCAACGTGCCAACTCGGAAGCGACAGCGCCGCCCTGACATCGATCGATACGATGAAGGGCAAGACGACGCTCACGATTGTGGAAGTCCGGACCTGAGGATGCTCATTTACCCACAGCTTACGACTGGCGCGCTGACGCAGTACCGGATCGTCAAGGTGCGGCAGGAGCGGACCATTCAGAACACGCTGGCAGATGGGAGCGTGATCAGCGTAGCCGACCCGGCAGGGGCGGCCGTGCAATGGAAGCTGCAGTACACAGCGCTCAGCGACACAGAACGCCAGGCTCTGGAGAACTTCTTTACCGCGGCGGAGGGAACGCTCAACGGGTTTACCTTCCTGGACCCGTCAGCCAACTTGGTGGCCTGGAGCGAGACGCTGAGCAATGCCGTGTGGAACGCAGCCCCGGAACTGGCCTTGACGGGCGGAATTCAGGATCCCAAGAGTGGCACCAACGCGTGGCGGCTGACGAATAACGGCGCCGGCGGCCAGAGCGTGACGCAGGTGCTCAACGTGCCGACGACATATACGTACACGTTCAGCGTCTATCTGAGCGCGAGCCAGGCGACAAACGTAAGGCTCCTGCTGGGCAGCGCGACGGCATCCGCCACGCTGTCCAACGCGTGGAGCCGGTATCAGATCACCGGAAGCGGCAACGCAACAGCGACCTATATAACTCTTGGCGTCGATGTGCCGGCGGGAGCGGCCGTGAGTCTTTTCGGGCCGCAGGTGGAAGCACAGCAAACCGCTTCCGTCTACCAGACCAGCACAAACGGCGGGGTCTACGAAAACGCACGCCTGCAAAACGATCTTCTGACGGTCACAACGACGGGCGTCAATCGACACTCCGCAACGGTGAACATTTTGTACTATGCAAACAATCTCTGAGCTGAAAGAACAGGCGGTCACCGAGACGCCGCTGGTACTGTTCGATTGCACGCTGGCGGACGGAACGCTGGAACACTGGAGCACTCACGGTGTGACAGTGAACGGGACCGCGTACGCAGCGCGAGTTCTTCGGCACAGCGGGTTTAACATTCAGACAGCCTCCGACCAGGGTGTCGATGGCAGCCCTACGATCGCGGTATTGCTGGCCAACGCGGACTCACATTTTTCCGAACTGGAGATCGCAGTGGGATGGCGGGGGGCGAAGCTGACCGTGAGCTTCGTCTTTTACGACCTATGGAACAACGCTCCGCTTACGGGCGCGGCCGTCGTCTTCCAAGGGATTTGCAATCCGCCCGATCAGATTCAGGAATCTACCTTCCGATTGTCGGCGACGAACCGAATGAGTTTACAGCGGCTGTGGCTGCCGGAAGTCCGAATTCAGACGAGGTGCCCCTGGACGTTTCCGTCCACGCCGGCGCAACAACTGGAGGCTGTGAACGGCGGCGTCGACGGGCAATATTCGCTCTTTTACCGGTGTGGGTATTCAGCCGGTCAAACCGGCGGCACGGGGAGTCTAAACAACGGGGCGCCGTTCACTTCGTGCGGCTACGTGATGACCGACTGCCAGGCGCGCGGCATGCAGTTACGATTCGGCGGCCTGGATTACGTCCCACCGGCGATCGAAGTGCGTCCTTATGGAAAAAACACGGAGACCTCGGCGCTCTCCGTGAATCAGGCGCGCTATAACGACTACGTTCCCATGGTGTATGGGACGGCTTGGTACTACCCCCTAGTCACTTTCGCCCGGAACGATGGAAATCTGACGCGAATGGAAGTGCTGCTCGGCATCGGGCAGATGCAGGGCGTAGTCACGGTACTGGTGAATGGGATTCAGATACCGCTGGGCGTGTCCGGAGCCAACATGACGGGTACGGGGTGGTACAACGTCATGACACTGGGTGCGCGGGACGGCGCTTTCGATCCGAACTTTACGAACGCGAACGGCCAGCCGGCGGGAGACCCGTACGGAAGCATGGCCTATCTGTCCGTGGTGGTGCCCAACAGTATCAGCGATGGCAACTCTCTGCCGACGGTGAAAGTTCTGGTACAGGGGCTCTTAATACCGGTATACGCACCGGACGGAACATTTGTCAGCAACGCGTTCAGCGCCAATCCGGCGTGGATATTATTGGATGTTTTGAGCCGCAGCGGATGGTCGGCCGAGGAAATCGATCTAGTGAGCTTCGCAACGGTAGCGGCTTATTGCGACGAGCAGATCAACACGGTCGATCTCAATGGAAATGCAATCACAATCCCGCGGTTCCAATGCAATCTCGTGCTCCAAGACCGCAGGAGCGCCGGGGACATGGTTCGAGGGATTCGCAACGCGGCGCGGCTCTATCTCACTTATGGGCCGGCCGGAATCCTCCAGTTGATGGTGGAGAATACCCTGGCCCTGCAGCAGCCGACGCAGTCGCCCACTTCCAACAGCACGACGCAGTTGAACGGCGGCTGGCCGGTTTACGAATTCGGCGACGGCAGCACCGGAGTCTCGGGCATCCTCAGGAGCCAAACTGGAGAGCCAAGCGTCACGATCACGTCACGGAGCATTGCAGACACGCCGAACTGCTATACCGTGGAATTTCAGGACGCCCTCAATGGCTACCAACAAGACAGCTATACGGTAGTGGATCCGGACGACGTTGGGCTCACCGGACAACAGAGCACCGCTAATCTGCTGGCACTGGGTCTGCCCAACTATGACCAAGCAGCGAGGATGTTGCAGTTCAATCTCGACAAGACCCTTAGTGGGAATACTTACATCCAGTTCGACACCAGCATCAAGGCGTTTGGAATCCGGCCTGGCGATCTTATTACCGTTACATACCAAAAGGAAGGACTTAACCGGCAACCGTTCCGGGTGTGCAAGATTTCGCCGGCAACCAACTATCGGACAGCGACTATTCTGGCGCAGATCGAAGATGACGTCTGGTATTTAGACACGAACGGTCAAAGTACCGCGGCGCCAGGCACTACGAACCCGCCCGACGCAGGGATTGGTTTACCCAGGCCGCTAATGGGTGCGGTGCTGGATACTTATGGCAACGTCGAGTTTGGAGTGACAGCGACAGACACAGTCGCGAGCGACGGCAGCAGTCAAGTCTTCCTCCAGTTGACGTTCGACCCACCTGCGGCGAATTCGGCGAGTGGGCCGGGAACGCCGCTCGTGAACTACGCGGCAACGCTTGGCACCGACGGCACATTGAAAAGCGGGGAAATCCTGTACTACGCGGTATCCGGCGTCGATGGCTCAGGCAACGAGGGCAGCCTCTCGTTTGTGGTTACAGCGGTCATTCCACAGGACAACAGCAGCGTTACTCTCTCCGGCTTGAGCTTTACGGCTGGGACGGCGTCCTTCAACGTGTACCGTGGCGTCACGCCAGCCAACCTGCTCCGCATCGCGACGGCAGTGCCGCCGGCTGCGAGGTTTACCGATACCGGGCTAAGCCCTCAACTGGTGCCTCCGCCGGACCCGAACTTCGATCACGCGAACTTCTACTGGCGAATGGAAGTTCAGCCCGAACTTGCGGCGACGATATACGCGAGCAACACCATCGGCAATAACACCCTCGAGATGACGGTGAACCAGTATCTGGGGCTGACGGTGCGAGTCACCCGGGGCACGGGAGCAGGCCAAGAACAGAGCATTGCCGCTAACGATACAACCAGCATCACGATTACAACGCCCTGGAGCGTGCCTCCAGACGCCAGCAGTTACTTCGTTGTGGCTGAAACTGGATGGCATTTTGGAGCCCTCACCCAGAGCAGTCCGGTTTCCGTTCAGATTCCTAATCTGGGCGGAGAGACCGTGCACTTGACGGGCCGCGCCGCGAACGTGTTGAACCAGGAGCAGGACCCGACACTGGCGGTCGTGACTCGATGGCAGATTGGCGGTTCAGCCGGCGGAGATTCCGGCGCTCCTTTGGTGCCATCATTTGCGCTGAATGCCGCATCCGGCGGCGCCGTAGTGCTGAGTGGTATTGGATTCACGAGTTTGGAAAACACAGATACCATTTCCTCGGCAACGTTGACGTTGCACTATTGGAACGAGCTCAGTTCCGCGCCCAGTACGACGCTTGCCACCGCCGTGGCCGCCACCGACACAGTCCTGACCCTAACTGTCGCGGGAAGCGCGGCGCGGGGAAGCGTCGTGCAAATCGATGGAGAGGTTCTGACGGTTACGGCTGTGGCCAACAACGGAACACAGTACAGCGTGACGCGCGCGTCGGATGGAAGCCCGGCGGCGGCACACAATGCGCAGGCCGTCGTCTACCAATTAAGCAGCATGACGGTGATTGTACCGTTCCCCGAAGGATTCTTTGGAAGCCTCTATTGCGGAAGCTGGAGCTACCCAATCCTTTTGCCGGACGTGAGAATCGGCGGCGCCGAGCTGTGGGTCACGAATAGGATTGGCAATAGCCCGACCGCGAGCGCCTGCTTCACGAACACGGTTGACGACGGACTGCGCACCTTGAGCGGAGGTCAATACTCCATACAGGTGGATAGCTTTCTGGCTGTCGATCAGTTCGCCGCGCCGGCTCTGGTGGTGGATGTATCGCACTCCGTTCGGGACGTGTTTGCGATTCTCGGTACCGCCGCGGACGCTGCGGTCAACTTGCAACTCAATCTCAACGGGGCTTGCTGGTGCCAGCTCAGCTTTGGCGCGGGAGCAATTGTTTCGGGGCCGCCTGCTGTTTGGGACGGAGGAATGTGGATCACGGCGGACGGGTTTGACCTTCCCGTACTGACGGCGGGCGCGCAGCTAACCCTTTCGGTGTTGTCCGTCGGACAGACCTATCCAGGCGCGGACCTGACCGTGATCGTTCGACTCTAATGAGCGAGACACTCTCCAAGCTGCAGCCGGATCACGATCTTCAGTGCTACTTTCAAGAACCAACGGCGATTGCGGCGCTGAGCCAGACCAGCGCCACGGGTTTCACGTTATCCGGATGCTGGCGACAGCAGTTCGACTGGGCGGTGCTGGAGTGGAACCGCGATAACGTGTTCGAGCACCCGCCTCTTCGCAACTTACCGGATGGCAATCTCAGCGGGTTGATGCTGGCGTACCAGGAAACGCGGACAAATTGTGTTGCTATGGATTCCACCTGGTATCCGACGGTCGACTGGCCGTACCTCCGAATCTGGGCGGACGCGGGAGGTACCGAGACTGTCTATAAGGTGCCGCTTTTCAACTATGCCACGGCAATCGGCAGCGATACGCCGGCGACAGCGCAGATGGCGCTTCAAGGCACGGTAACTGCGCTCGACTACATCGAGCTTGCATGGCTCGATCAGCATTTTAATTATCGGGTAACGGCAAGCGATGATTTGGGCAGTGCGGCGACAGAGCTCGCGGCAATCATAAGCGGCTTCTATCAGAGCGGAGCGTCCGAAGTGGATGCCGCCGCTCAGGGGACGGTCATCACGTTGACCTACCACGGCTCGGCCGGCGCGAACGGCAACAGGGTGGGTGTCTACGGAACGGTCTTCGGCGCTGGAACAGAGACATGGAGTCCCGCTTCGGCGCTTTTCAGCGGAGGGGTTTCGCCACAGAGCTGGCAGGTGAACCTGAATTTCGGTGAACTCCAAGGATACCGGGTCAATTCCGACGGCTCGTTGACGGCGGTGTCCCAGATCCCTACCACGAACGTGCGGAAGCTGCGCTGGACCTGGGCGGCCGATGTGCAGGCGGCGAGTTTCGAGAGAAGCGAGTTCGCCGTGGTGGTGACGAACTGGATTGTCGGCGGAACCAACCTTGCGTATAGCGTGGCCGGTCCGGGCAGCCGCCGTATTGAGGACGATTCGACGGAACTGACGTATACGGGATCGTGGGTACAGTCGGAGGGGAATTTCTCCGGCGGCTCGATTCATTACACGACCGAAGCGCGGGATTCCGTGCAATGCCAATACAGAGCCAGCGCCGCGCACACGTTGTATTTGGGCACGCGGATGGCGGGCAGTGTCGGAAGCGCGAACGTGCAGATCGACACGGGCGCCCCGATCGCGTTGAACCTAGAGCTAGCGGGAGAGGACGTGCTGGTGCGTGTGGCACTGGGTCAGTACACGGCGGGAACTCATGCGGTGACGGTTGCTAATACGGGCGCCAGCGGCTCGTACTTTTATTTCGACTTTCTGGAACTCGCAATACCTACCGAAACGCTTCCGAGCTTCAGCTTGACTCCGAAGACCACGGCGGCGACGGACTGGGATACCAATCACTCTCTGGCACTGGCTCCGGAGCGCACAGCGTGGTTGATCGACACGCTGGGGTTTCAAGGCAGAGCGAATCACTATGCCGGCGCGCTCTGGTTCTACGAGCTGGTGTGTTCCGCAAATGAGTATGCCTCGGCCACGGTCCAATTCGCAGGCGCTCCCTCATTCGGCGACACTACGGAACTGCTGCTAGATGGGACTGCGATCAGTCATCTAAACCTGATTGGGGACACAGCAGCGAGTATTGCCACCTGCTTCGTGCTGCTGATCAATGAGGGCTCGACGGCAGTGTGGGCCGCGGCCAACGGGACCACCGTCACCATCACTGCCCGGGCCCCAGGAAGCGCGGGCAACAGCCTGAGCCTCTCTGCCAGCTCGGGCGACTCCGCTTTTGCCGCTATTGTCAGCTCGGCGACCTTGACCGGCGGGACAGACGGCAGTTGGCTGACGGACCTCACGGCCATGCCGAGGCTCAACCGGGCCGCACGGGACTGGACGAGCAGCTTTCTGACGGCGCTGCGGGGATATGGGATCACACCGACCGTCTCTTTCAGCATGGAATTGGGGAACGGTGACGATACGGCGGCCACGGGCATCGCCCAGTGCTATCCCGATGGAACCGCGGTGTGGGTAAGTACGCCTGCCCTGCAGACTAATTTCAGCCCGGCGAGTCTGGCATTCTGGCAGCAGGTATACCTCGACATGGCTAATCTTATGGCCGCGGCCGGTGTGACTCCGTACCTGCAATTCGGCGAGGTTGAGTGGTGGTACTTCGCCTCGGCCCAGCACGGGGGCATGCCGTTTTACGACGCCTACACCACCAGCGCGTTCCAATCGACCTACGGCAAGGCCATGGGAATTATCACGAGCGAGGATGCTGATCCCGCGCAGTATCCGGACGAGTGCCAGTTTCTGCCGAAACTGATTGGCACATTCACCAGCTCGATCCGGACGTTTGTGCGTCAGACACAAGCGGAAACGAAATTTGAAGTGCTGTATCCTCCGGACACCAACGATACGGCGCTCGACGCGATCATCAACTTTCCGGTCAACGACTGGACGCCGGCAAATCTATCTTGCCTGAAGACGGAGAACTTCACGTATACCGGAGACAGGGACCTGGACGCC